GGTACCAGTCAGGGCAAAAGCCCATTTGTCCGCCCATGGCTAAGTAGCGTCTCAACCCAAGGAGTTCGGGGTCAACCTCGTCCTGGTCTGAGACGCGAAGGCTTCCGGGCGAATATCCCCCATGATGGCTCGCATGACCTCTGAGCGAAACACGAGTGGCAATTCTGACAACCGCTCGGCATCAAGTGGAAACATCACGGTTTGTGCTTCGTCTTCGTACACATCCCAACTCTTGATGAGCTTGGCAAGCATCTCATTGAAGTCTCCAAAAGTTGACCCCATCGTGGCCTCATTCATGCGACTAAAGGCTTGCAATTGTGCAAAGGTCCTTTCCGTCACACGGCTGGGATAATAGACAATCGTGACGGTATCCTCACCCACTTGGAACGTCACACTCGCGGTATTACTGGCTATCTTGGCTAAACTAACTGGCATAATCCCTCTAAAGAGCAGTGATAAGGTTGGTAACGGTTAAAGTCTGGGCTTTGCCCCACGTTTGGTCTTCGATGATATCGAGTTCCCATTCCAAAGCGAAGACACCCTGGTCATCGGCAAACGTTCCGGTGGGCTTATTAATCTTCACAGCCATATCATGCTGAATGGTCGCATTGACCGCCCCAGGCCCATCGGCGGCTATCTGCACACCCTGCGCACTTACTCGGACAAATTGCGTTGAACCTGCTTGCAAGTAAGAGAGCAACGCCATTCCATTTGCATCGGCTTCCAATTTGAGTTTGAGAGTGGCCTTTGGCATGAGGTCTACATGTGCCGTCCATCCGGTGGTCGCACGATTAAGCACCCACAATGGCCCATACAAGCCCGTGAACAGGAAGTCAACGGAAAGCACACGTGTGAGGAGTGTGGTTCCGAGCCCGCCCGATGTACTATCCAGATAGACATTGACGTGCTTCGCAACGACAGGGGAGAGAGCGACGGCGGTGGGCGAACTGGTCATCGTGATACCGTCGGTAAGTGGCTGCGCAATGCCCTTGCCTGAGCAAGTGAAGTCTTTTCTCGTGCCTTTATACCCAAACTCGGTAAACAATGCATACGAGGTCTTATGAGCACGTACGGCGTCGCCTTGTTCAATGGTGTACGTTCGTGGCACAACTGAGCCCGTCACCGGTGGGGTATATACCCAGTCTTTTGCTGTAGCAGAGGAACCATGAGCGACAGGGGAGACCGAGCCCATCACTGAGTCAAGGGGATACAGGACCCCATTATAGTCGAGGTTGCCCCCAAGGGTCATATCCACCCATTCTGTATTTTCCTCAAGTATATTTGCATATTTTCTTCCAGTAGGAGTGTAGAGGTTGGTATCACCATTTATTTGAAATTGAAGGTCGAAGCATTCTACAAGTTTCGATGCTGCGACTGACGTTCCTAGCGCTGTTGTGGCCTCCGGCCCGAATTGCAGGCGTTGGTTAATCGTCTGTCTTTCTGGGTTCCACGTCATCTTCCTACCTCACTTCTTCCACGTATCCCTGGCTTAACTGCCTTGCAAGTCAATATGGTATAACCCACCCAAGTGCGAAAATTGCACTCCTGACGAAATTTCATCGTAGGCAAGGCTCTCTTGGCGGTAGCACGAAAGCACCCCACCTTGTGAAAGAGCCACATTGCGCTTATCCTTGAACAACGTATCGATGCGTCCAGCTCCTGTGACCAAAGCAGCATAATTGCTTGATGGCCCAATCATTTTGATTTGCATGAGGAGCCTCGTGAACAGCCTGACACCTTGCATCGTGAGCGCATCAGGAGCGGCTTGTTGCACAATGAGCACATAGGGTGCAACCGTTCCCTGAGCAGCAAACCCTTGAAACACGCCCGATGCTACCGCCATGAGAGCCGTATCGGCTTGGCAGGTGGATACGAGCCATTGGTACGCTTGGGCTGTCTCTGACATCAAGCCACCTGCTCTTTCAGAACAGAGGAAAGTAGACGTATGGGAGTAGTTGTGGTATAATATGAGGAAGTTGGAGCGACGTAAACCGTGTTGGAAGCACGATTTACGCCTAGATTACCACCCTGAATGAGAGGATGACAATCATGTCCGCAGTATACCATACTATTCAACAACTCCCCTTGTTTCCTTCCTCTGATGACCGTCCCATACAACCAAGCAAACAGAAAACATCTCTTCGTCCTGACCGTGAAACCGTTCAGCATCTCTATGAAACTGAGCGACTTACAACACGCCAAATTGGAAGTCAGTTCAGTGTGAGCAAGACTGAGGTTATGCGTTGGCTCAAGTTCTATGGTATTCCCCTTAGAGCGGCAGGCGGACGTGGTAAAGGGCTGGCCTATCGTGAGATAGAACCGCCAACTCGTGAAATGCTTGAGCAGTGGGTTCATGTGGAACATCAAAGCTATGAACAGATTGCTCAAAGGTATGATGTTTCTAAACAAGCCGTTGCTAAATGGCTCAAAGAACACCATATTCAGTCGCCTACCATATGGGAAACTCGACGTAAAGGCGTAGAAATCATCTTGCCAACTGAGGATGAACTTCGTCAAATGTATCTTGAAGAAGGACTCTCTCTTGACCATATTGGTGCTCAACACGGGGTTTGTGCTAATCCCATAGCCCGGTTGTGTAAAGAGTTTGGCATCTCCATTAGACCTGATGGTTTTAATGGGGGAATGCGCTTGACTTGCAATGATGGGCATCTTGTCCGCTCTACCTATGAGCAGAGAGTTGATAATTGGCTGTATGAGCAGGGTATAGACCATGAATACGAACCAAGATTGCCATTTGAGCAGCGATGGTATGCTGACTTCCTGGCAAATGGTTGGTATATTGAGATTTGGGGCGTAAAAGGTTCTATGGACTACTCCGAACGGAAAGTCCGCAAGATTGCCTTGTACAATGCTCATCACACTCCGCTTATCCAAGTATCAATTGACTCCTTTTCAAATCGGCGGAAGGACTCTTGGCAGAGACGCCTTACACGCTGTTTCTCATAGCATCTTCAATCGTTGCAAGAGCCGCTTCAAATGGCCCTCGTGTAGCCTCAACGGCTGGGTAAAAGAAGGGCTGGGCGGGAGAATGTACCGTGCCCATCTCGACATATAGGGAATAAGACGCTCCAACTGCCACATAGGCCGTGGTATCATTCTCTGGCCCAGGCACTTGTGGTAAAGACTTACTACTCCCACCAGTGTAGGTGCTTCCCTCAGATGTGACCGTGTAGATACTGTTTGCCATGAAACCCGTATCTCGTACGGCCCGACTTGCGGCCTCGGCGGCCATATCCATTGCAGTCTTGATAACCACCTGCTTACACGCCTCATGGAATGCTGTAGCAAGTTGAGAATAGTGATTAAAACTTGTTGCCATTTCACCTCACCTCAGACCACCACTGTCATCAAGGCATCGTTACAGAAAGTATAACTCTCTGCATTTAATATATACTGTACAAGCCACGTCTGACCTTCTGTGATGATATGGTCTCCTTCACGAATGTCCGTCGTCGTCGCAAACCGTATCAGAGCAGCCCATTGTGAGCCGATAATCCCAGCGAAGGCTTGGAGTTGGGTAGCAGACGGCTTCATGATGTTGACCTTCGGCGTGCTCTGTGTTACCCATGACTCTGTCGTGTGACCATAGCCATCAGGTGCAGTTGTCTTGCGTTGGATGGTGACGGTGGTGTCGAGACTGCTCACCACCGTGGCGGTCATTGAAGCTATCTCCTGACTGCTGAGCACTTATCCCTCCCACTACCCACTGGCCATACGGTCTAATTCCGTGGGCGAAAGGCTCACACTCCCTGACTTGCCCGCAAGGTCGGAGCGTATCATGGTGAGTGAACCTGGACGTTGTTTTTGACGGTACGTCTTGGCGAGGTTACACAAGTTTTGTGAGACTTGTTGCCTCTGAAATGATTGTCCGTCACTGGCAAACGCATAGGCTAATGTGTACTTGGCGGCCCATCTCTCTAGCAGGTCAGCCGCAGCCCGATACACATCGAATCGCTTGCCAGTGATAGACAAAGGTGGCAGGGTTGTGGTAGCAAAGACAAAGTGTCCAGCAATCAGTTCAGCAGACGAAGGGGTTACTTGTGTCACCAGATATTGCTTGATAACATAATCCGCTTCCCACCCGCCTATCTCACTGTAATAATTGAGGTACTGAATGGTTGAACCTGTAAACGTCGGTTTCGCAAGAAGTTCACCATTGACCACATCTTCGCGACCTTCATCCATCACGTCCTGAATCTGATCATCCGTCCAAACTTGCGACGAACCTGCTGGATCGTTGATGAGGTCTCTCACGCGCACAATGAGCGCAGCCATCGAACTTCTTGCCATGACAGACCTCCTTTCCTCAACAACTCATCAGGACTAAGGGCGACCGGCGGTGATATCCCCTTGGTATGTGATGGTGGGCGTACTCCCAGCACCGGAGAACGTCGCCGTCAGTCTCACTTGCGTGCCATTAGCTACGCTTGTTGGGCTAATGGCGAACGGAATGAAAAACTCTGCGCTTTTTGCCGTTGTGGTCAACGCCACGGCCTGAGAGGCTTCGTTGAAGTCGCTATACCAAGTGGAACCGGCATCATAGCTCACATCCACTGAAAAAGTGACGGTATTCGAGCCACTGGCATTGGAGGCTGCGCTATAAATGACCCTCGCCACAAGGCCCCGCCGTGGCGTACCACCCGCCAGGGTCAATGCTGCGCCGTTGAAGGTCGCCGTCTTAGTCACGCTAGCCTGTAGGGCTAACAAGGCATCAGTTGCCATTACTTGGTCTCCTTTCCGCTCTTAGGCAAGAGCGTGGTGGGTGTATCTTCGCTCGCCGCAGGTGGTGGTGGTGCAAGAAGGTCTCTCGTATCCAATCCATGCGCACTCGCCACATGCAAGACTAATGCCTCAAGAAGCCGACCGAGATGCACATCATGCAAGGTGACGGATTGTGCATGCTTGTAGAGCGTTTTGAACTCTTCTTTTTGCATGACTCTTGCTCCTTTCGTCTCTAGGCAATCTTGATATCATAGAGTCTACCAATACTGCGCGTACTGGCATTAACAAACCCAACTGCCCAGTCTATTAACGTCCTATATATTGCACCGTTGTAAATTAAACCCAAATCTTGCACGTTGGGCGGGTTGAACTGCCAACCGAAGAAATGGTCAGTGTCATAATTAACGGCGTAGATGCTGGTGTACACCGCACTGGCGCCGGTAGAGTCACCACCGGTCGCGAGTTCACCCACCGCGCCAGAGCCGGATGTTCCATTGCCAGCGAGGATTTGCGTGCTTTGGTCGGCTTTATAGCCAGGGTCACGAATGACCGCGCCCTTGTACATCTCAATCGTGCGATTGAACTGGTCTTGAGTAATGGCCAGACCGCCGGAGGTGCCCATCGTTCTCATAGCAAAGGCGAAACGTCGGCGCATGACCTCATTCATGTAAAGGACCACACCTGAACCGGTTGGGCTATCAACTGACCACAGAAGTTTGTCGAGAAACTCCAAGAACTTGTTAGCGGTGGCTTGAGTCAACCCAGCCTGTGAGAGGTCAACCCCACCACCGTCAATCTTGTTCTCAGGACGCACCCCAAACACTCCACCATTATCGATACGCCACCGCAACCCAATGGGCGCATTGACATCACCGGCAATATGGTCATTCTTCAAGAATTTGTAGTTGAGGTCATAGGTGAGGGCCTTCAAGTAGGCATCGGTTTGCACGCCACGAGGGTCGACAATGGCGTTCTCTTCCTCGACCAGAAACTTATCCACATCAATGTAGTTGCGGATAATATACGCTTGTTCCTGGTAAGCGGTCGGTGTTCCTTTGGTGGTGACACCTTCAGCATTGAGCTGCGACCAGTTGACTGAAGGAAGGTTGCCTTCAAACCGTGCGCCGTTAACGACCAGGCTTTTCTTTTCGGCAAGAGGGACATCTTGTATGACGTTGCTATACAAGATGAGGGAATAGCTGACCTTCTGAATAAGCGGGCTGTTGCTCATCAGAGCGTAGTCCGCTAAAGACACCGTATTGGTGGCAATAGCCATCAGTGTATCTCCTGACTATCGCGACCTGAAAATCTGAGTGAGGACCCAGGTGCTCAGGACGAGATACAAAAGACTCGTTCAGTGACATTGGATGATTAGGGACGTGTGTACACGTCACCCCATCCAATTTTCGAGGGATGCTTACCGGATGTCTGTCCAGGCGGGGTGATATTCGTCCGTCCTGGGTTCATCGCGGGTGTCATCGGCGGTCGCGTTTGGGTCGCCGTCTGTGCAGGAGTCGCAGGCGCAGCAGGTTCAGCCGGTGGTTCGGCGGGTTTGGGTGCCAGATAGGGCTTGCTCTTGATGAGAGAATCAAGCGTTTTGTCTATGTTCGTGGGCATTCCATCTTCACCAAGTTCTAATTGGCCAGCAATGGCAAGTGCGGCTAAGTCAGGGTCAATAATGCCTTTGGCTTGAGCGGCTAACTTGACTTGTGCCGTGACCAATTGTTGCTGATAGGCCTTTATGCGTTGCTCTGCTTCTTCAGCACGCTTTGTAACCTTCTCGACTTCTGAAAGTGCGGCTTGTTGTGCTGCCTTCTCAGCGTCTTCGTAAGTCGAGAGTTTCTTGCGATGCCGGTCGCGTTCCTCCGTGGCGTTCTTGTTCGCGTGTTCAAGTTCCGCGATACGGGCCAGTGCGTCCTCAATACTTACGCTCGGCTTCATGGGTGGCATCGCGCTACCTGGGGCCGTGTTCGGTGTGCCCGTCGCGGGCGGTGCTGTCGGTGTCGGCGTCACGCTTCCACCTTCAGTTGAGGGTGTTTCTCCCATGAGTATACTTGCTTCCTTCTCATATTGTCAATGCAATATGATGATATGGTGATAGGACAGACAGATAGATGTAATACCAAGCGCCTTATTGCCAA